TGCCGACGTTGCCCGCCTGGGTGCTCTCCCAGATTTGGCCGCCGGAGAGCGTCACCGCGCCGAGGGCATAGGTCGTGCCGATGGCCCAGGCGGTGGGCAGGATACCCGTGGTGGTCGTTTCCACGGGGCGCAGGGCGGCCTTGCGGATGGTGAAGCGCCACACGTTGCGGCGCATCTCGGCCTCGCGCAGGTTGTCGTAGACCGAGCTGATCTCGGAGGCGGCCTTGCTGTTCTCGGTGAACGAGGCGATCTTCCGCACGCCCACGTGCTGGCAGGCTCGGGCGGCAATGTCAACGACGGAACGGAAGCTCGACATGGGGTCTCCTGGGGCGGCGACCCTATTCGGCGGGGACCCGCGTGATGGTGAGGAAGTTGGCGGTGAAGGTGGCGATGACCGCCGAGTACAGGCCGGGCGGCAGCTCCACGACTTGGTGGCCGGTCGTCGCCGTGATCTGGGTCACGCCGACCGGGATCAGGGTGGACTGGTCAGGGCCGAGGGCCTTCACGTCCACGGTGCCGGTGCCGGTGCCAACGTAGTCGATGGAGTACCGACCGCCGCGCAGCTCGAAGGCCACCGTGCCAGCCGCCGCGTTGACGAAGGGCTTGACGCTTTCTTGGGCGTGCATGGGGGCTCCTTTAAAGCGGGATCGTGGTGGAGCGGTTCACGTCTTCCAGGAAGCGGTAGATCGCGTTGACCGCCTCGCGGATTTCCCGCTTGGTCCAGGGGGTCGTGCCCGGATCGGCGATCCGCAGCTCGATATCCCCCGCGCCCGGCGCGGACGTGGCTTCCGTGATGGACTGGGAGCCCGCCGCGAGCGTGTTCTCCAGGGTGCCTCGCGAGAGCGAGAATGAAACAGCAGCCATGTCAGGTCTCCTTAGGTGAGCGCGCTGTCGGAGAGCACGTCTTGCGTGATGCGCCGCAGCCCGGCCAGCAGTTGGTTCTTGGTGGTGACGACCGCATCGTCATACGCCAGCGACACGTGGTTCGACTGGGCCGTGCCCTTGCCGTTGCCGCTCGTGGGAACGTCGCCGTTCTTGAGGGCGGTGCCAACCGTGGCGTTGAAGTAGCGAATGGTCATGTCATGTATCCTTCGGGCCTAACGTAACAGCTCTGCGCGGCCAGGGCAAGAGCAGAAATGGGCGACCCCCGCGCCAGGAGGAACGCGGCGCGGGGGTCGGGTCGGGGGCGGCGAGCGAAACCGCGTCCCGAGGGGCTTAGTCCACGAACATCGCGGTCGCGCCGATGCGGCCCGTCCCCGTGGTGATCGCGGTCGTGTGGACGGTCGCCACCACGTCGAAGAAGCCACCCGGATCGCTGGCCAGACCGGCGGCTTGCCACGCGGCCTGATTGCGCTTGTCGGGGGTGTTCGAGCCGCCGGTGCCGAAAATCTTCTCGCCCGGCAGCACGGCGCTGGTCAGGTCGATATCGTCCGAGAAGAACTTCACGTCGATGGCGGTGCCCTGGAGCGAGACCTGGGTGCCGTCCACGGTGGACGTGCTGTAGTAGAGGCCGAGCTGCACCTTGCCCGCGCCCTGCGCTTCCGACTGGAAGATCAGGGATTGGAACTTGGCGTTCGACGGGACCCGGCAGAGCCGGTAGGTCGAGAGCGCGGCGTCGGCGGCGACGGCGGTGACGAAGCCGTATTCGGCGCGGACGTAGCCGGGAGCCCCTTCACCAGTCGTGTTCGGCACGACGGGGATCGCGTCGAGGTTGGTGATCGGGGCGGATTTCAGAGCGGAAGTACCCATTGTCGTTTTCCTTCACAGTGAGGGTTGATGCCGTCCCCCGAGACTACTGGAGCCTCGGGGGCCTTCGTGCCGCCACCGTCGCCGGGGTCGGCCTTGCTATGCCTTACGGGGTGATATCGGCTCCCGTGGTGTCCGAGCAGAGCACCTGGACGATCCGGCCCTGTTCCAGACGGGTCGCCCCGTAGCTGGTCGAGGTGTAGAGATCGTAGGGCTCGCCGCTCAGATCGTTGCGGATGCTGACGCGGTTGGTCTGGTCCTTCCACATGCCCAGGTACAACCCGGACTTGACGCCCGCGATGACCTGACGGACGTTGGAGGTGACGGTCAGACGTTCCGAGACGACGATATCGAACCCGAGGAAGCGCGTGACCTTCCCGTCCACCAGGACGGGCTTGTCGTTGAACTCCGTCGAGACGACCTGGACTTGGTTCAGGAGATCGCTCTCCTGCTTCGAGCCGATCACGAGGAACGGGCTCTCGGCTTCCAGGTCCACGTGGTTGTGGCGGAAGATGCGCTTGGCCTCGATCAGCTTGGCGACCGAGAGGCCGCTGGCGCTGGACGACCCGAAGGTCGAGGCGACGACGTAGGCCGAGCTGAAGCTCGCCCAGGTTTCGCCGGAGAGGCCCCCGGCGTCGGTGCCGGTCTGGGCGGTGCCGAAGGCGGCTGCGATGATGCAGTCATCCCAGGCGCGGCCCACGGCGTTCGCCGCGCCGGTCACGTACTGGCTCTTCGGATCGACGATGGTCTTCAGCTCGTCGAAGGTGTCGATCAGTTGGTCGATCTCGCCATCCTGCGGGAACACCCAGCGGCGCACGAAGTCGGCGTCGGTGCGGTTCTTGGGGGCGAAGCGGCCAGCCGGGGCCTTCAGTTGGATCGGGCCGAGGTACTGGACAGGCGAAGCCTGCTTGCCGACGTGGAAGCCCTCGCGGACCTTGCCACGGAGCTTGCTGCCCATTTGTTGCAGGCGCAGCTCCAGGTTGGTGCTGAACTGCGTGGTGAACAGTTTGAAAAGGTTCTCGGACATAGCCGAAATCTCCTACTAGGGGTTAAAGGCGCTACTCTTTGGCCTTGTCCTAGCGGGGGCCGACATTCGGCGAACGGCGCTTTAAAGGCGCTTGTGTCCTGACCTAATCGGGCGTCCGGGGTCACTTAGTCCCGGCCATTCCTACGCTCCCTGCTTACGCCCGCCTCCGAGGAGACTGCTTATTCAGCCGGGGAACGCCCTTTCGATCTACCACATATGCACCCGAAAATTACGGGTGTCAACAGCGGCCTGTAATTATTTCCCTGCCGCCATCTGTTTCTTGAGGGCGTCCATCTTGTCGTTCCAGTCCTTGGTATGGAAACCATCGACCGGGCCGTCCTTCTGGAGCTTGGCGAGCTGGCTGGCCGCGTCCATCTTCTGGTTCGCAGCCGTGAGCGCGTCGGTGGCGGGCTTCAGCGGGTTCAGTGGCGAGGACGCCACCGCGTTGTTGATCCCGTTCCTGATGTAGTCCAGGAGACTGTTGCCGGAACCCGCCATGACTAGGCCGCCCTGCTAGCTTCGGTGTCGTCGCCGACGATGATCTTCAGGAGGTCGGACATCTCACGGTTCGCGGCGGTGTCGCCGTTCGTGTAGCGGTCCACCCAGCCCGTGTCATTCATCAGCTCGGCCTTGCGGCTGACCGCCATCTCGCGGGTCATGATGCCGCCGTTGCCGCCGGGGCCTTGGCCAGAGCCGACGAACTTGGCCTCGCCGTTCATCTCGCCGACGCGGCGCATGGCTTCCATCACCTTCGCGTAGCCGACTTGGTTCTCCAGGCCTTGGATTTCCTCGGGGCTGAGACCGAGCGCCTGCGCGCCGCGTTGGGCAATGGCGAGGTTGATCGCCTTGTTCGCACCCCAGTTGGCGTCGAGCTTCGTGTGCTCCTCCTGGAGCGCAGCCGTCTTCTCGGCGGCTCCGGCGGTCGCGCCGCTCTCGACGAACTTGGTGAAGTCCTGCGCGAGCTGCTGCACGGCGGCCTGCGGGACGCCCGCTTTAAAGGCGGTCTCCTTCAGCCACTCGTTGAACTTCGGGTCGGGCGCGGTGCCGTCCGCGAACTTCAGCTCGCCCAGGTCGTACTTCGCGGAGGTCTCCGGCACGCCGATCTTGGCGCGGAAGGCCTTGATGCCCGCCTCGTCGGCGGCGTCCTTGGGGAGGTGGGCCACGCGCTCAGCGGGGACACCGATGAACTTCTCGGCCTCGCGATGGGCCTGGATCGCCGCCATGGCGACCTCGTTCGCGGGCTTGTCGTGCCAGCCCTTGGTCTGGAGGTGGCCCACCAGCTCGGCGTCCGCGCCGTCATACCAGGGCTTGGCCGCGTTGGCGGCAGCTAGGGCTGCGGCTGCGGTCGCGGCGGCAGCGGCATCGCCGGTCCCACCATCACCTGTCCCGCCGCCACCCGTGCCGGTGTCTTCGTCGCGCATGGCCATCGGGCCACGGGTCATCATGTTAAAGGCGCTCATCGTCAGTTCTCCTTATCGCCAAGATCGGCGGGGTTCAGTTGTCGCCCAGCGTATATCTCATAGAGCTGGTCGGGGGTCAAGTTGAGATGCTTCTGAATTCTCAGCCACACCTCGCGGCGTCCCACGAGCACGTCCGACAGGCGGGCGTTCTCGTGAAAGGTGTTCTCGTCGGCGCGGCAGAACTTGGCGAGGTCGTGCAGCACGCCCTGCCCAGCCGGGGTGGTGAAGGTGAGCTGGTAGTCCACCTTCCGCCTGCGGAGGAAATCCCATGTCGCTCGAATGGGGTTGCTCATGCGCGGCCCCGCTCTTCAGCCTCGACGCGCTTCTGACGCTGCTCGCGCATGGCGTCCTCCATCGTGCGCGGTCGCGGGACCTTGATGGCGTGGTCCATGTGCGGGTTGCACCGGAAGCTTTCGATGATGGAGGTCGTCTTTAAAGCGTCCTCCGGGTCATGGGTGAGCCCGGCGGCGTGGGTCGCCTTGGCCCCGTCGAAGCGGGTGATGATGCCGGTCTCGGTGTCGAGAACTACGAGAGCTGTCATTGACCTGTCTGACCTCCTTGGGGCGGACCTTGCTGCGGCGGGATGCCCGCCTGCGCTTGGGCCGCGTGAGCCTTCATCAGCGCCGCCGCAGCCGGGGCCGCTTGGACCTGTTGCTGCTGAGCCGCTGCGTCTGACCTGGACTTCCGCTTCTGGGCGATCTGTTTCGGGTCCGCCATCCAGCTCTCCGGGGTCGATTGGATATAGGCGATATCGGAGAGCGCGGTGTCGAAATCGAAGTTGTCCATGATGGACAGGTCTTGGGTTACATTAACGACCTGGGTCGCCATGTCAACAGTCCGCATGAAGCCAGCGGCCTCCTGTGCGCGTTGGGCTCGGGCCAGCGGGCTCGTGTAGTTCACGCTGTAGCCGCCCGCGATCTGTTGCAGGATCGGCGGCATGGGCGGGAGCATCCCCATGTAGGCGAGGAGGTCCAGCTCCCGATCAATCATCGG